TACCATCTTCTTCACGAGTCAGATAAAATATTTTAGGTTCAGGTTTTTTACCACCACAATCTTCGCAGTATTGGGGGTCTAAATGCTGCTCACCTTTCATAGCAGCAAGTTCTTCTTGACTCATATGTCTTCCTGTTTTAATGATTTTACTACACTTACTACATAACAATGCTCCTTGACCACTGTTAAACTTAAAAATTGCTTTTTTCTTTGCCATATTAAAAATTCCAATGCTTGTTTTCTCTTTCCCAATAAAACTCTAGGGGTTCTTTTTTCCAGTCATAGTAAAATCCTACAACGTCTGACCAGAAAACACTGTGTACATTTTCAAATAACGCAACCGAGATTACGTTAAGTCCCTTGTCTTGAAGATCTGCAGAGATAAATTCAAATGTTTTACCGGAAATAACACCCGCCTCGACAATAATGACATTCTCATAACTGTCAAACTTGTGAGAAACAAAGTGTATAAAATCATCTTGGAAATGGGCAGGGTCTTCATCGGGATATGGAATATCTACAGGTACAATGTCTAGCATTTCACCATCTTTGCTTAAATGATGTGCTACATGCATAGCTACAGTAGCGCTATAATCAGGTGACACCATTGCAATAACAGTGTTGCGAGGGGTTAATTCATTGTATTGAGCTAGTTCTTCCAGCTGACTACATACTTTTGTAATGGCTTCCCATTCTAATTCTCTATTAACTTTCATAGGTCTTGTGTTATGATACCCAGTCGGTTGTCTTTTGCATCTGTAATAATATCAACAGTCCCAGTTCTGTATAACTTATACTGTCCGTTCTTGTAGACTTTAATAGTCTTAGACTCGTCCAGGTATTTGAACGTCTTCTTAAGTAAGATGTCACGTATCTTCTTAAGTTTTAAGCTCGAAGTATACCTTTCCGGCATATTACACTTTAAAAGTTTAACCTCACCTCTACAAAAATACTAATAAATTTGTAGAATTTAAACTTTCTAAGTATATTTGTATTGTAGACCTTAAACCAATAAGAATATGGATACAACAGAAAACCTTGCACAAGAAGCTCCTAAGCAGGAACAACCTTCGCGAGAAGACATTATCAAATGGTACAACTCACAGATTGAGTTAGCAAGTCTTCGTTATCAACTTGCAGATCTCAACAGTAAAACAGCAATTGCAGATGCACAGCGATTGAATGCAGTGATGACTATGAGTGCTATGCAAGCTTCACAGGAAGATGGTGAGCAAGATGAAAATATTACTCCTAATGAAGAACCGGCGTCTGGAGGTGGAAGATCTCTCAAACGCAATAGTTAAGAAAGGGTGAATAAGTGAAATCCAATACCTGTGAAAACCTATGGTATAAGCCCTCCGTCTAAACGCGGGGGGTTTATCCATTAACTAAGTTCTTTAAAATGAAGAAGCAACGAGGAGGACCTAAGCGAAACCGTTGGATTGAGGACATCGAGGATAGGAACTACGAAAACCGCGGTTTTGAAAAGTTTTCTAAGAAAAACCAACAAAAAAAGAAAACTGATTAGGTCTTGCCACCATAGCTCAATCTGGTAGAGCAACTGATTTGTACTCAGTAGGTTGTGGGTTCAATTCCTACTGGTGGCTCTAAACAATTATAAACCAATAAATTATGAAATTAGTCGGAACAAGAATTCTATTAAACAAGCCTGTAAAACCTGAATCTAAGGTAATCTTAACACCTGAAGGTGAAGCCGAGGTTGAAAGAACAATGATGAAACAGTGGACAACTCTTGAGGTCTATGCAGTCGGTGAAGACGTATCTCTTGTTAAAGCTGGAGATAAGGTCTACATCCCTGCAATTATTCTTCAGAACACTGAGATTGTCGAGGTAGATGGAGAAACACGTCTGATGATTGCTGAAAGAGACATTGCAATTGTCTGGTAACTAAAGGCGGGGTAGACTGGAGTTGGTTCCAGCTTGGTCTCATAAGCCAAACTACGTGAGTTCGAATCTCACCCCCGCAACAAGTCAATGTCTTGTTGGTGTAAGCGTAAAAAGAACACACCTATCCCTACTTGGTGGAAAGGGTTACAGGCATATTCGCAAGTATGTCCTGGATATTAGGTGATGAGCGTGAAACTCGCTCACTGACATTCATTAACAAATTAAACCAAAATGGAAGTAAACAAAATAACAAAAAAGGTAAGACTGGATCACTACGATCTGGTAAAGTACCAAATCATTACAGAAGTAATGTTCTTTAAAAAAGAGAACATTGTTCCTAGTGATTTGGAGCTTTTGACATTACTAGGGTTATGGGGACCAATTGAATTACGATTATTCTGTGATCGTGCTTCGGGTATAGTATACAAGCACACTGTAAAACCTGAAGTGCGTTCACAGAACGTGCGCAATCGCATGGTAAGTCTTGAAAAAAGAGGATATGTAATAAAGTCGCGCAAGGGTAAAAAAATTATTCAGCTAGTTGACGGATTAGGTATTGCAAAGAGAGGAAACATTTTACTAAACTATAATTTTCTAGCAGTTGAAGCCAACCAAGAGAAATCCAATAGTAAAGAAGACAGCAGAGAAGCTTAATCTAAATCAAGAATTAGTTGATTCAGTGATTGTGCAGTATTGGAAATATGTTCACAATCAAATGTCTCAGGTTAAGCACACGCATATTCAAGTTCCTAATCTTGGAACATTTGTAGTTAAACCCTGGTCTTTAGAAAATAAAATAGCTCGACTGCAAAGGTTAATTGAATCAATTGGTGCTCCTAAAACATTACAACAGTATAGCATTTTAAAAGATAAATATGATCAACTTGACAAACTTTTAGATTTAAAAGAAAAGGTTACAATGCTTGAACAAGAAAAATCTGAAATAAAAAACCAAAGAAAACAAGATGAACAGCGTAATAAGAATCTGGAAGAACAAGGGACAAATATTTGAGGGCATTAAGAATTCAATATTTACCAAAGACGATGTTGAAAACATCGCCTATGAGAGAATGTACATATGCGACAGTTGTGAGCATATTGATAGAAATGGTGAAAAATGTCTTGTACCAGGAACTCAACCTTGTTGCGGAGAATGCGGATGTAAACTACACTGGAAAATCAGAAGTTTATCAAGTAGTTGTCCGGTGGGAAAATGGAAAGAAGAGCTTACCGAAGAAGAAGCTCAAAAGCTTGAACAAAAATTAGGACTTTAAAAACCAAAACCTATGGAAATATTTTTTAACGAATCAGATCATTCTTATCACTCAATAGATAAGTCGGATTCTATAAAGTGGGTAAGTGCTACTTCACTTTTAAGTTTTTACAAACAACCATTTGATCCAAAATCTATTTCTGAAAAGTCATCCCGCAATGCAAAAAGTAAATGGTATGGGATGAACCCAGAAGAAATACGCGCTATTTGGAAAAAAGAAGCAGATCGTGCAACATCTCTTGGTAACTGGTATCACAAACAAAGAGAGGATGATCTTTTAGGTTGTAATACTATTGTCAGGTATAATACCGAATTACCAATTGTAGCTCCTATTGTAGATGCTGAAGGTTACAAGGTTGCCCCAGAGCAAAAACTTACAGAAGGTATTTATCCTGAACACATGGTATATCTCAAGTCAGCCGCTGTATGTGGACAAAGTGATTTAGTTGAAGTAGCTAATGGTAAAGTGTACATTACTGACTACAAAACAAACAAAGAAATTAAAAAAGAAAGCTACAGAAACTGGGAAGGTATTTCTCAAAAAATGGAATATCCAGTTTCTCATTTAGATGATTGTAATCTGAATCATTACAATCTTCAACTTTCTATATACATGTATATCGTGTTAAAGCATAACCCTAAACTTCAACCAGGTGAACTTACTATTCATCATATCATGTTTGAGGAAAGAGAGGAAAAAGATGAAAATGGTTTTCCCCTTGTGATTTATGATGAGAAAGGATTCCCAAAAGTTAAAGAGGTGGTTATATACAGATTACCTTATTTGAAAGATGAAGTTGTCAGTCTTTTGAAGCATTATCAAGACAACAAGGAAAAACTATTATCAAAAAAATATGGTCAAGCTGTTTGATATCCAAAATGGTACAGTAGTTCCAACAGAGCATTGCTTTGTTTTGGGGACACTTAAAAAAATACAAGACGAGTATCCTAATGATTATTTGTCAATTTATGGATACGTTTTTTACATGACATGTCCTAATCCTGAATTGAATCCTTTCTTTGACATTATTGAAAATGATAAGGAAGAACTGATACTTAGAGAAGTGAACGCTGAGTTTTCAACTGAGGATATTACTATTAGAGACGCAATTAAATTTTGTGAGAAGTTATATGAAACACCTACATATCGTGCTTATATGGGTATAAAGCAAATGCTTGACAGATTGGCAAGATATATGGAAAATACGCCCGTTGAACACGGTAGAGATGGTAACATTAATTCACTAGTTAATGCAGCAGCTAAGTTTGAACAAATAAGAATGTCATTTAAAGGTGCATACAAAGATTTGATGGAAGAGCAAAAAGGTACAGCAAGAGGTGGTCAACAACTTGCATATGACCAATAATATAACGAAACGAAATAAATATGAGTAATGAAGGTGACAGTAGACAAACAGAAGTTGGCGACAGTATTACTTATGATCGCAATGTTTTTCAATCCGTTTGGATTCGATGCTTTATTCAAACTAGTAATGGACTTGACAGGTTCTTATTGGATTACGGATATAATTTTTTATTGCGTTTCGGGATTGTTCTTTGGACTATATATCTTATTGCGCAAGTCAATTAAAAAACATAAAAGACACCCGTATGATGACCTTTTTATATAAAATTAGAAACAGTATTACCGATAGACTAGGATGGTTCTTTTGTGAAATATCGTTTAAGTCATTGGATAAATGGAATAACAAATCATTCTCAATGTTTTTCTATAGTATCGGTATTTGGTTTTATAGCTTTTATAAAAATATTAATGATAAAGAAATTATGCTAGAAGAAGGATTTTATAATTGGTTATTCCATTTTAACCCTTATACACAACTTTGGTCTATAGTACATAGAGAAGATTATAAAGCTTACTGGAGTGGTGGAGAAACTAAATATCCGGTAGTTAAATCAAAGGATATTAAAACTTTGATTTACGTGGTTAATACTTCAAACGGTGATCCCTCATTTATACAAGAGGTTGTAGACTTGGCTGTAATAGAGTAATACTTGGAAACATTTATTGACATACCTACATACGATGCATCTGTTGGTGAGTGGAGTATTACAAGTTACAATACTCGTGAACAGTTTGTAGATTTCCTTAAATCTATTTTTAAGGAACCAGGTTTGTATGCTTTTGATGAAACTACTAAACTTTTTAACGAGCAGGCAAAGATATTTAATCAACAAAAAGTATACTGTGCTGCACCATTTCGTAGTAAGGACTTTATTGATTATTGGAATAACGAAAAAAATAAATGCAGAAAAGGTGTAATATTTAAAAACCCTCTTGGTAAAACATGGTACTTAACAAGGGACTATTACATGTGGTTAAACTTTCTGCCCATTTACAATAAAGAGCAGGGAAAATTTACGTTTGCTGACATAAGAGATGCGCAGTATCACATGGCACTCTACGAGGACATTGCAAAATACAGTTTTAAACATGTTGCGATTTTAAAGAAACGTCAGATTGCATCTTCTTATTTCCATACTGCAAAAATGATAAACAACTTCTGGTTTGAGGAGGGTTCTATCAATAAAATGGCAGGTTCTCTAAAAGATTACATTAATGAAAAGGGTACATGGCGATTTATGGAAGAATACAGAAACTTCTTGAATCAACACACTGCATGGTACAGACCTTGTAATCCTGATAAGATTCTTAACTGGCAGCAAAAAATCGAAGTTAATGCTGGTGGAAGAAAAAAAGACGTAGGTCTAAACTCAGTCATCATAGGGTTGTCTTTGGATAAAGATCCGACAAATGGTGTAGGCGGTCCATGTAATTTATTTTTTCATGAGGAAGCAGGTATTGCCCCTAACATGGATAAAACAATAGAATACTTATTACCCGCATTAAAATCAGGTATGATCTACACAGGTATGTTTGTAGCTGCAGGGTCTGTGGGTGATTTGGATCAGTGTGAACCACTGAAGGAAATGATATTACAACCCGATTCCAAAGACGTTCTTGCTGTAGGTACTAATCTGTTAAATGAAAACTGGGAATATGCAGAATGTGGTTTGTTTATTCCAGAACAGTGGTCTATGCTTCCGTGTATTGATGAATACGGTAATTCCCTAGTTGAACAAGCGCTAGAAATGATTGTTGAGGAGCGTAAGGATTGGAAGAAAAAACTTAAAGCACAAGACTATCAATTACGCATTTCTCAGAAACCTATTAACATCGAAGAAGCATTCGCGAATAGAAAAGTATCTCTATTCCCGTTACATCTTGTAAATGCCCAGTTGAGAAGAATTGAAGAACGAGAATACTATACTGAATATGTTGATTTGTATAGGGATGAAAATGGTAAGATTGCAGTTCGCGAATCGAGAAAACTACCAATTAGTGAATTTCCTATTTCACCAAAGACTACTGACAAGGAAGGTACAATTGTAGTATATGAACGACCTGTTGAAGACCCTACTTTTGGAATGTATTACGCTTCAGTCGACCCTGTTTCCGAAGGTAAAACAACTACATCAGATTCACTGTGCTCAATCATTGTCTACAAAACCTCTATAGAAATTACTAAAAAGAAAAGCGATGGTTCCGTTGAAAGTCACGTTGAGCGTGACAAGGTGGTTGCTGTATGGTGTGGGAGATTTGATGACTTGAATAAAACCCATGAGAGATTAGAAAATATAATTGAATGGTACAATGCCTGGACAATTGTAGAAAACAACATCTCATTGTTTATTCAGCATATGATAGCTCGAAGAAAGCAGCGATATCTTGTACCCAAAAATCAAATTCTGTTTCTTAAAGACTTAGGTGCAAATACAAATGTCTTCCAGGAATATGGATGGCGTAACGTTGGTAGTATATTTAAAACACACCTCTTGAGTTATGCTGTTTCTTTTTTGACGGAAGAGCTGGATCACATTACAAAAAGTGACGGGGAAATTGTAAAGACAGTATATGGTGTCGAAAGAATTCCAGACCCCATGCTTCTTAAAGAAATGCAGGCGTACAGAGAAGGACTGAACGTTGACCGTTTAGTAAGTTTTGCTGCACTGGTGGCGTTCTCCAAAATACAGCATTCTAATAGAGGTTATGCGAGAAAAACAGAGTATGAGAACACCAATTTGGAGAACTCACCAAAAAATAGTAACTTAAAAATGAGTCCCTTTAGGCATATTGGAGGTTCTAAAAACGCAACTTTAAGCTCAGGAAAGCCTAGGAACCCCTTTAAGAACTTTCGATGATAGACTTTAATCCAATGAAAGATGCAAATATTTAATGCATTACAGCTAAAAAACGGCGCTAAAGCTGAATATAATCGGTTGGGTACAATTACTCAACCTGTACAATTTTTACCCACCAAAGAAAAAACGGAGGAATGGGGTGCGTGGAATATGGACTGGTACGAAATGCAAGGACTTAAGCAAATTCGTAGGAACGCCCGTAAACTTCTTAAAAACTATAAGCTTGCTAATGGTGTAATTGATAAGACTGACTACATTATTGAAGAAGATAATGAGCAAGCCGATCTTATTAATATTCTGACAAAGACAGATGAGTCTGCGTTAGAGCTTAAGTTTTTTCCCATTATCCCTAATGTAATCAACGTACTTTCTGGTGAATTTGCTAAGCGCAATGATCGGATTATGTACCGTGCTGTAGATGAAATCTCATATAATGAGATGCTTGAAGAGAAGCGTCTTATGGTTGAGCAATATCTACTATCTCATGCTGAAGCTAAAATGATGGAAATGCTTATGGCGCAGGGTATGCAAATGGATTCTGAAGAAGCTCAACAAGCAATGAATCCTGAAAACCTTAAGTCTTTACCTGAAATTGAAGCATACTTTAAAAAAGACTACCGTTCAATGATTGAACAGTGGGCGATGCATCAGCATCTTGTTGACGAAGAACGCTTTAAAATAAAAGAGCTTGAGAACATGGCTTTCAAAGACATGTTAATTACCGATAGAGAATTCTGGCATTTTAAAATGAATGAGGACGACTACGAAATTGAATTGTGGAATCCTGTATTGACTTTCTATCACAAATCACCAGAAGTAAGATATATTTCTCAAGGTAACTGGGCTGGTAAAGTTGATTTAATGAGTCCTTCTGATATCATTGACAAGTATGGTTATATGATGACTGAGGAACAGCTTAGATCGTTAGAAGCAATTTATCCTGTAAAGGCTGCAGGATATGCTATTTCAGGATATCAAAACGATGGTACTTTTTATGATGCTACTCGTTCTCATCAATGGAATACAGAAGGTCCGTCTCTGGGTTACCGTCAGTTCGTCAGTGTTAACGACCGCTTCCTGGGTCAAGGTGACGATGTGATCACACAAATCTTGGAAGAATCCGAGGACCTTTATGACTATGGAACTACAAATCTTTTAAGAGTAACTACTGTTTATTGGAAGTCACAGCGGATGCTGGGATATCTAACTCGTATAGAGGATGATGGTAGTGAAATTAAAATGATTGTAGACGAGAACTTTAAAGTCACCAATAAACCGATGTATGATACTTCGGTTATTAAAAGAAAAACAGCAGATAATCTTGTTTATGGTGAACACATAGAATGGATCTGGATTAATGAAGTTTGGGGTGGACTTAAATTAGGACCAAACCGACCTACTTTCTATGGTAATGCTGATGCGACAGGACTTGCTCCAATCTATCTTAACGTTAAGCCTGTTAAATTTCAATTCAAAGGTGATTTTACTCCTTATGGTTGTAAGCTTCCCGTAGAAGGTTCTGTTTTCTCAGACAGAAACAGTCGTTCAGTAGCACTGGTTGACAAAATGAAACCTTTCCAAATTGGTTACAACCTTGTTAACAATCAGATTGCTGACATTCTTATTGATGAATTGGGTACAGTAATTATGCTTGATCAGAATGCTTTACCTCGTCAATCAATGGGTGAAGACTGGGGACAGAACAATTTTGCAAAAGCATATGTAGCAATGAAGTCATTCCAGATGTTGCCACTGGATACTTCTATCACTAATACTGAAAATGCGTTAAATTTTCAGCATTATCAAGTATTGAATCTTGAACAGACTCAGCGGTTAATGTCAAGAATTCAATTGGCAAACTATTTTAAACAACAAGCATTTGAAACTATTGGTATTTCACCTCAACGTCTTGGCGCTGTTAATGCTCAAGAAACTGCTCAAGGAATCCAACAAGCTGTAAATAATTCTTACTCACAGACTGAAACTTATTTTATTCAGCATTCTGAATATCTAATGCCTAGAGTACATCAAATGAGAACAGATTTGGCTCAGTATTATCATTCACATAAACCTTCGGTTCGTCTTCAGTATATGACAGGAATGGATGAAAAGGTTAATTTTGAAATGAGCGGTACCGAAATGCTTGCCAGAGATCTTAACATCTTTGTTACAACTAAGGTGAATCAGAAGCAGATCATGGAACAAATCCGTCAACTTGCTTTGAGTAATAATACTTCCGGTGCATCTATCTATGATCTTGGTAAACTTGTTCAAGCAGACTCTCTTGCTGAAATTAGTCACACTCTAAAAGGTATTGAAGAAAAGACAACTAAAGCTAAGCAACAAGAAATGCAGCAAATGCAAGATATTGAGCGCATGAAACAAGAAGGTCTTGATAAGCGTTTAATGGCTGAACAGCAGTATAAAGCAGAGCAAGCGCAGCTTGAGCGTGACAATGACGTAAGAGTTGCTGAAATTAGATCTGCTGGTTACGGTGCAATGGTGGATCTTGATAAAAATAGTCAGTCTGACTTTAGAGATACTCTTGATTATTTAGATAAAAAAGATCGTGCTGATCAAGAATTAAATATGCGTCGTGAAGCATCTGTTTCAAAAAATGCAATTGATCAGCAGAAATTAGACTTGCAAAGACAAGAACTTCAAACAAGAAAAGAGATTGCTCAAAAGCAAGTAGAAGTCGCTCGCACTAATAAAAATCGCTTTGATAAAAAAGATTGATAAGACCCAAAAATGGGTTAGCGATATAATCCAAAAAATGTCACACATTCTTTTCTAAAACTAACTTTCGAAAGTTTAGAAATAGATTATAATGTGTAGATTATTAATGTAGAACAACAAAGAAACCAACACTTTAAATTATGGCTACAGACAAAAACCAATCTACGAATGTAGAATCTGTAACGCTCTCTGACATTGATGATTTTCTTCCGATGCCTAGCGCAGAAGATGTATTAACTGGAGATGGAAAGAGTGATGCAAAAAAACCTAGTCTCTTTTCAAGAAATGCGGCTGTTGATATGAGCTTTCTTGAGAATGATGGCAAAGATGAAAATGCTGATGATGATAAGGATGATTCAGCAGATGATAAAAAAGAACCCATTAACACAGATAATGTGTTGGATGATTTGAATCCCGCTGGTGATGATGAGGAAGATTCTGATTTAAAAGCAGGAAGAAAAAAAGTTGACAAAAGCGGAATGGTTGAAACATTCTCTAAGTTAATTGAAGAGGGTCTTATCATCCCCTTTGAAGATGATAAAAAATTAGAGGAGTACTCTATGAAAGACTGGAAGGAGCTTCTTGAAGCAAATTTCCAGGAACGCGAAAAAGCGATTAGAGATCAAACTCCAACAGAGTTCTTTGAATCACTACCCGATGAACTGCAATATGCAGCTCGTTACGTAGCAAATGGTGGAACAGACATTAAAGGTTTGTTCAAAGCGTTAGCTCAAGTTGAAGAGACTAAGTCTTTTGATCCTGAAGCAGACGCACATCATGTGGTACGTCAGTATCTGAGAGCAACCAATTTTGGTAGTGACACAGATATAGAAGAGCAAATTAAAGAGTGGGAAGATTTTGGAACATTGGAAAAAAAATCTAATAGTTTCAAACCCAAACTCGAAAAGATGCAAGAAGAAATTCTTGAAGAGCAGATTCAACGTCAAGAGCAATACAAAAAGCAACAAGAAAAAGCTGCTCGTGATTACATGAATAATGTGTACGAGACGCTAAAAATTGGTGATCTAAACGGTGTAAAAATCGATAAACGTACACAAACTTTCTTGTTTTCTGAATTGACTGACGCAAAATACCAGTCTATGTCGGGTAAGCAAACAAATCTTCTAGGACATCTTCTTGAGAAGTATCAGTTCCAAGAACCTAGATATGATTTAGTTGCTGAAGCGCTTTGGTTGTTGGCAGACCCTGATGCATATAAAGATCAGATTCGTCAACAAGCAAAGAACCAGGCAACACAAGACACAGTTCGTAAGCTGAAAACTGAAGAAGCAAGAAAAATTGCAGGAACAGTAGCTGACGAAAAAGAAGAAAAAGCCGGAAGAAAAATACCTCGTCCGTCAAACATATTCAAAAGAAGTTAAATAAACCTTTAACAATAACAATTCAATCCTAAAACCCTTTCAAAAATGAGTACACCTGTTCTTAACAATGGTCTCTTCCTCAGGGATACTAGCTACAAAGTTAGTTCTCACGTGGACAGCTACCACCTGGTGAACATGCTCAAGAGTGCAGAACCCATGGATTTGGGTCCTGTAGACTTGTGGGCAATGACCCAGAAGGTAGAAATGCCTCTTTATCAGATGGCATCTTTTGGTGGTAAAAACACCATTCTTGTAAATAACCCTCGTGGTGAGTACAAATGGCAAACACCTATCGTACAAGATCTTCCTTACATTACTGAAGACGCTGAACCAGGCGCTTCTGTAAATGTTGGAAAAGATGGTACATCTTTCAAAATTAAAGTAAACAAGCGTTCTTTCGGACATGGTGATATCATCACATACGATAAGTACAATGGTGCAGAAATGTACGTTACTGCAGAAGATATTCTTCCTACTGGTGACGGATTTCTTTACACTGTTCAACTTGTAAACAACGACAACCAAAAAGGTCTTGACAAGAATTTTGTTAAGCCTGGTACTAAGTTGTTCCGTAAAGGTTCTGCTCGTGGTGAATACGGTGAGCGTTTCTCTGACATCGGAGAATTGAGCACTGGATTCCGTGAGTTCTACAACTACGTAGGTGGTGCTGAAGCTCACGTACACTACAGTGTATCTAGCCGCGCTGACTTGATGATGAAAGGTGGTATGCAAGCTGATGGTAGCGTACCTGTAACTGAAATCTGGCGTTCATTCGATAAGAGTATTGATCCTTCAATTACTTCTATCGATGCTATGGTTGCTAAGATGGGTAAAGACTACATCAAGCGAGCTTATGATAAAGGTACTTTATCTCGCTCTTTCGTTACCAATTTGGAAGCAGCTCACTTGACTAAAATTGCAACAGACATCGAAACCTACTTGATGTGGGGACAAGGTGGTCGCGTTAAGCAAGATGGTCCAGATGATATCCGCTTGTCAGTAGGTCTTTGGAAGCAGTTGGACAACTCTTTCAAGCGTATCTACAACAAAGGTTCTTTCAACCTTGAGCTTTTCCGTAGCGAAATCTTCAACTTCTACAATGGTAAAGTTGAATTTAAAGGACCAGATCCTAAGCGTCAGATCATCGTACAAACTGGTATGGCTGGTATGAAGATGGTGAACGACGCTATCAAGAAAGAAGCTATGGGTGCAGGTCTTGTGGTACAAGCTGCTGATATCGGTGCAATCACCGGTCAGGGAATGGATCTGAATTTTGGATTCGCTTTCACTAGCTACACAATTCCTTTCTTGGCAAACGTTAAGTTTGTGTTGAACCCTGCTTTTGATAACGTTCATACTAACGATATTGAAAACCCAATCATTGATGGTTTCCCTCTGTCAAGCTACAACTTTATTGTATTCGATATCACTGATAATACCAACGACAACATCTTCTTGTTGAAGTTGCAGTGGGATAACGAACTGAAGTGGTTCTATCAGAACGGTACTATGGACTACATGGGACGTACTCAAGGTTTCTCTTCTAGCGGAAACTTTAACGGATACCGTGTGTTCATGACTCAAACGATGCCTGCTTTGTGGGTAAAAGACCCAACCAAAGTGTTGAAGATCGTTATGAGAAACCCGATCACTGGTGGTTCTTTCTAAGAATAACCTATTACAAATCTGGGGGTAACCATTCCCCCAGTTTTTGTTTTTACAATCTTCCACCTCCTCGATGTCGATTAAATTCGACAACTCACCTGGGGCAACCCAGGTTCCTTCTGAGATGTAACAACCTTGTCGTGGTTCAGAAGCTTTAAACTAATAGTTGCAAAAATATAAACCAACAAAAACCAAGTATGGAAACAATGATTGAGAAACACAATTCTCTAAAGAGAAGTAGCACAATTGCTATTCGACCTTACGTAGACAATGGCTCATCAAACATGGGTCTTGAGCGTTACAGTATGTCACTGTTTGAAGGAGTATTTCATGAAGAACAGTTAGCATGTTTAGAAAACAATGGTATTAAACGTTTTGTCACAGGTCTGAATGAATTTGCTCCAGAACTTAAGAGATTAGATGAAGATGAGCGTAATGCTATGATTCGTGAAATTAGACGAATTGTAAGCACTCTTGAAAAAGAACTTGCTTCAAATGAAGTAGATCCTGAAGACAAAGAATTTTGGAATAAGGTAAAACTTCTAAAACCGACTAATGATGAATTTTGGAGCAGAATTGTACTTCGTTGTGGTAATGAACCTATCTTTTTAGATCCTCAAAAAGACGCATATGACCTAATTAAGTTGCGTGCAATTGAGGCTGGTGGTTTTTCAATTATTGCTAAAAGTCTTGAAGATGCCCGTGGTCGTGCAGTTCCTCCTAAGTTTTACTTAGATAAGTACGAAGAAACCGCAGCTATTAAGACAGAAGTTAAAAAGATCAGAAACAAAGCACTTGCTGAACTTCAAAAGCTTTATGACAAGAATGCAAATAAGCTGTTCTATGTATGTAAAGTTGTAGATGCAAGTTCTACTCAATATCGTAAGAGTACACCTGTTGATGTAATGTATGATAATATGGATAAATACATTAATGGTGAGTCTGTAGATAGAGATAAACGCAAAACAGCAGAACGTTTCTTAGAAATCTGCAGTTTGGATATGGAAACATTAAAACTGCGTTCTATTGTAAAAGATGGAACATTCTATAAGCTTCTTGCAACTAGAGCAGATGGTTATATCTATCATATGAGCAGTAGCACAATGCTAGGTAAAAATCCTTCTGAAATTGTAGAGTATCTGAAGAATCCTTTGAATGAAGAAATTCTTGCAGACCTTACTAGAACTGTAGAAAAATATTGGAATAGTTAAATACTGAAGAGTAAATGAACAACAACCTGTTACAAATCAAGTTTAAGGAGCGGTTAAATAAACTAGCTTCTCTTGATTACGACAACTTGGAATGCTGGCAGATTGTTGAAGCTTTCAACAAAGCTCAGCTAGAATGGGTGCGCAGACAAGTTGCTGGTAGTAACATTCGCAAACAAGGTGATGAAGCATCAAAGATTATGATTGATGATTTACAAATTCTTGTAAGTGAAGCAGTTCTTACGGGTTCAGATTATGATACATATTTTGAAACTGATAAACTACCTCCCAACTACTTGTATTTCAAGCGTATGACAGCTATTGCTAAAGACAAATGTTGTCCTTCAAGACCTGTTGTTGTTTATTTAGCTGAAGTGGGAGATGTTGACAACCTTTTGTATGATGCTTTTAGAAAACCGTCATTTGAATGGGGTGAAACTTTTTGTACGATGGGAAACAATCGTTGCAGAGTTTATACAAGTACAACATTTGATATTGAAAAAGCAACTTTGACTTACTACAGACTACCACGTACAATCAATTTTGATGGTTGTGTTAATATCTCAACCGGTGCAGTTGGTACAAATGTAGAGTCAGAATTTAAAGATGACATTGTCGAAATCATTATTGATGAAGCAGTTGCAATTCTTGCAGGAGATATCGAAAACTTTAGTCAGTACCAGAGAAATAAATCAAACGCACAAGCTAATTCATAATGTTACAAAAAACCATCAAACGTCCTTCTAGCACACACGGTGAGTTTTTGGGTAGCTTATTTGGTTTAAGAGATCAAATTCATTTGATTCATCTTTCAACAAAAAGTTATTCTGAACATAAAGCTCTTGATGAGTTTTATTCTGGACTGTTAGATTTGATTGACAGCTTAGCTGAAGGTATTCAAGGTATACACGGATTACAGGAAATATCTATACCAGCATCCACTCAATCAACAGATTCTGTAGAAATTTTAACTGAATTCTACAAAATATTGGAAGAAAAACGTATATTATATAGTGAGGGGTGGGTGCAAAATCAGATAGATGAAATAGCTCAATCGATAGCGCAAACACTCTACAAACTAAAATTTTTAAAATAATCTTTTAACCCTAAATCTTTTAAAAAATGGCTTACTTTCCCCATGCATTCCAGAAGGTACTAGTTGGTACTAACGGATTGAAAAGTTCGAGCACTTCCGAGCACGTTGTGTCTTTGGAATCTCACCCTGGTAAAGTGTCTGTAATTGACGCTAAGACCAATGCTATTCAGGACCTGACTGCAGCTCCTGCTACAAAATTGTTTTACCTTGCTCAAGGTAGCTTCCACGCATCGGACAAAATTGGTCCTTTCCACGGTGGTTACAAAGAGTCTGTAAAGACAAAAGGTATTAACCCTAAATTTGTTAGCAAGTTCTACTATGTAGCTCCTGCCGCTCCTGTTAATCAAATCATCACTGTTGGTGAGAATGATTACTGCACTATTCCTTGCGAAAAGACTGTACGTCTTCGTTTGGATGTAAAAGGTTCACCTGCTCTTCGTTTCTTAACTCACAATGTCTACAAGACTTTGGATAGCTACACTGGTTGTTGCGATTCATCTAACACTCCTGTAGGTGTTGAGACTGTATTTGAAGCTTGGGCTGCTGAGATTGCTGGAGATCCTATCTTGAGCAAGTTTATCTCTGCTGCTGTATTGTACATCACTAAGAATGCTCAAGGTGTTGTAACCGGAACTTCTACTACCAAAACTTCTGCATGGATTGCACTTCCTGCTGCTCAAAAAGCTGCTAAATTGCGATTGACTGGTGCTTATGTAGATACCAAATTTGGTGACTGTTCTTTCTCTCCAATGGATCATGTAGAGCTTGAACCAATTCAAATCTACGCTTCTGCTTTGGAAGACAATGGCGATCCTTGTGCTAGTAACTGTTTCTCAGTTGCACAAGTACAAGCTGCTGCTCAAGGTAAAGGTTTTGGTGAGACTGTTCTTCGTGAACTTATCCTTAGCAAGCGTTACGAGCAAGAGCCTTTCCAAACTGATGCTCGTTTGCGTGAAGTATTGGATGATACCACTTTGGGTAGCATCAGCCGTACTGCATCTTATGGTGCTTACTACATCCTTCACAGTGTACCTCGTTCTAGCAACCCTAGCGGTATGATGGATGCTGATCAGTATTTGATTAAAGTGGTTGTTACCGCTCCTAATGCTGATTTCGAAACATTCGTTGAAGCAGCTCTTGCTGCTGCTGGTAACAGTGTTGCTCTAGAGACACTCTAAGGTAAACATATAACCTAAGCAAAAGGGAGAGCGAGAGCAAAAAACTCTCCTCTCCTTTTTTGCTTTATGGAGACTTTTTTGTAAATTTTATTGTAGAGGTACATGTCATGGCAATCAAACATTATTTAGCATTAGATATTCCAGATACTGCAGTTCCAACGGTACTGCGCATTGTTGATGCGTCTGTATACGGACAGGGATTGCCTATTGAATGTCCTCGTTTAGATATATATCTTCCAGGATTTCAGGAACCTATATTTATTTCAGAAGGACTTACACCTGGATTTTCAAAAAATATAAGCGGTATAGACTTAGGTCTACAACATCCGCAGTCCGAAACGTTGATTGGCTTACCCGACGGACTTTACAAAATCAGATATTCTATAAGTCCTAATGAAAAAGTATTTGTAGAATATTATCATTTAAGAACTACAAAGATCATAAATTCTTATGCTGCAGAACTTTGTAGACTTCAGTTAGAAAAATGTGAGCCTACAGCAGAGCTTCATAAAAAATTACATGATCTGAGATATATTAAATTATATCTAGATGGTGCTAAAGCAAAAGCAGAGCAATGTCACGCTCCTGCTCAAGCTATTGATATGATGACTTATGCTGAAAAGCTTTTAAGCAAATATCATAGTGGATGCTGTATTTCATGCGGTACTCCATATACAAGAAGTTGTAATTGTCACTAAAACCAAAGAATATGAGTAACAACACTTGTGCTAATTGTGGAACGAACATTACTTGCGGATGCCAAGTCAAAACAGCATCTGACGGAACAAAATGTTGCTCTCAGTGTCTTGCGCAGTATGAAGAATCTTTAAAGAAAAAATGAGCGAAGTACAAGAACATATTGACGGATTATTTGCAGACGCTGTTTATAAAGCGTTTAAAGCAAAGCGTTACGGTATAAAGTCTTGTCCTAAACCATTAGAGATTGATCATCTTGCAGATATTCGAGAAGTCTACAAACGTGTGACAGAACTCGACAGAAACGAAATGAAGCTTGCGACTTCTTGTTGCACGTTAAACAAAATTACCGAGCATATAAAGACACTATAAGGATGAAACCTGTAAAGAATAATACAACCCCCGGATGCTCAGCTGTATCGTCACAATGTGTGATATGGCAGGGTCCGGATATCCCTTGCATCAATCTTTGCAAAGGTGATACAATCGATGATGTAGTTTATAAGCTTGCTACGATTCTTTGTGAATCCACAAGCGGTGTAATTGATATTACTACATTAGATTTTAAATGTTTAGTTGAGCAGTATCAATCTGATCCACAGACACTTATCCAACTTTTACAACTTCTTATTGACAAAATATGTTCTTTAGAAGATCTTATTGATGGAGGTAATGGAGGTGGTAGTGGTTCTGTGAATGTACAGCTTCCTCCTTGTCTTCGTTATACCAACAACGATGGTGACTTTATAGAATACTTAGAGCATACTGCATATAGCAGAAAACTTGCTGCAGAGATATGCACGCTTATTGGAAACATTGCTTCTCATAATACACGTATTACAAATCTTGAAACACGTGTAACAACGTTGGAAAATGGTTCAGGCGGTGGAGGTTCAACTTCTATTACAGTAACTCCACAGTGTACAGGTACTCCGGGTACTCCTACAACCATACAAAATGCTTTTTTGAATTTAGAAGACGAGTTTTGTGATTTAAGAATCGCAACGGGTACAACTTCACAAATTCTTCAGGCACTTGCTAAACAATGTAATAATCTTGGAAGTCAATTCCAGTTATCTGGTAATGGAGTAGCTGTAATGTCTCAGCTACCTGGTTGGGTTAATAATCCTACATCTGTTGCTGATACTATTAATAACATCTGGCTTACACTATGTGACATTAGAGATCGAGTTGATGATCTTGGTGTAGTAACATCAATTAAGTGTACTGACCTTATTATTGATTTCTTACTAACAGTTAACCAGCAAAGAACAAGTGCTTCACTAACGTTTGCAGGACTTTCAACAATACCAAGTGGCTTAACAGAGCAATTAGGAACAAGAGTTAGAATCGCTTGGAATAACGGTGCAAACTTTGTGGATGTTCCATTTACTTTAGGAAATTTTGTATCTCCTGATGGTGGTCCATTTGAAATAAATCTTGCGTCATTAAATCCTAACGTTCCTACTGATAAAGACTTAACATTTACAGTCACAACAACTTATACTGGTTCAGGTCTAACTTGTTCTAAAACTGCTATTAAAACCTCAACATTTACTTGTAATAAACCCACTGTTGGAACGGTTTCATTAGTACAAGCTACAGCTAGTAGTTTAGAAGTAGTTTGGGCAGAACCTACAACCGGAACTACACCAGTTATATCTTATACTGTAACTCTAAAAAATAACTCTGGAACAATTACATATCAGACTGCACAGACAACTATAGGTCAGTACTTATTTAGCGGCTTAAATGCTTCTAGTTCTTATAGAGTAGACGTTGTAGTTAATTACGAGTGTGGTTCTTCAGCTGTAACAAGTGGATTGTTTAGTACTCTTTCCGGTGGTGGTACTACATATTACTATTATCAGGTAGAAAGATGTTGTGGTGGTAGCCCTACAATTTTGAATGTTAGAAGTAACAGCCAATTAACTGTTAATCAGGGTGTAAATATTTCAGGTTCAGCTAATGCCCCATACGCATGGCATGTAATTGGGACATCTTCACAAATTGTTTCAGCTCCTGTAGTACTTGCTGTTCACCCAGATTGTGAAGCTGCAATTGATGATTTAGGAGATCCTTGTGATGACGGTGGTGGTAATGGTGGTGTAGTTTAAAAACATAAAACATTAGATAAAGATGTACCCTAACGATTATTGTCAACCTTGTCAACAAACAGTACCTCCGGTTACTGTACCACCTCCTCCAGTATGTGCTGGGGAGCCGTGTGTTGAGTTATATAAAGATGATTGTGTTCTTTATACAGGACCCAATTTTCCATGCTTAAATGTTACAACAAATGAGCGTCTTGAAAGCGTTTTGATTAAAATCATGACAAAACTTTCTCAGTGCTGTTGTGATGGTACACCTCAACCTGTTGACTGTGTTGTATCAGAATGGAGTGCTTGGGGTGAATGCATTTGTCCAGATGAAGGCGCCGAAATAGAAATATGTACTCAAACAAGAACTAGAACAGTTATTACACCAGCATCTAATGGAGGCGATCCTTGTCCTTTACTTATTGAAATAAGAGAATGCTGCCAACCAGTAAACTGTGTAGTATCTCAATGGAGCGAATGGTCTAACTGCGTTAATGGCATTCAAACAAGAACAAGAACAGTAGTTACTCCCGCCTCTTGTGGTGGTACTGCTTGTCCTCCACTAGTAGAGACAAGGTCATGTTGTACTCCTGTAAACTGTGTTGTATCAGCATGGGGTCCTTGGTCAAATTGTGTTAGCGGAGTTAGAACTAGAACAAGAACTGTTGTTACACCAGCATCATGTGGTGGAACAGCTTGTCCTGCACTTACAGAAACTCAAGATTGTGATGGGGGTTTACCTGTAGATTGCGTAGTTTCAGATTGGAGTCCTTGGTCTAATTGTGTTAACGGTGAGCAGACAAGAACTAGAACTGTTGTAACACCTGCTGAAAACGGTGGAGCACCATGTCCAACTTTGATAGAAACAAGAGACTGTATAGGATGTACAACACCAACAGGTCTTTCAGTACAAACTTTAGCTTAAACATAAACATTAAATTATAAAAACATGCCATCATTTACTTTAAACTGGACCCCTGCGGGTGGTCAAACAACAACAGCACAACGTGTGCAAAGAAAATCAGGCGGAGGAGCTTTTGCAACAATTGCAACTCTTGGTACTGCAGCTAGTACGTACACAGATACTAGTGGTTCTGATAACATACTTTATACTTATCAGATTGTTAACGTATGTACTAATGGCGAAGTAGATTCAAGTGACGTTCTTATTTGTAATCCTACTTGTCCTACAGTTACAGAAGTAGTTAGTGGAACTGGTGTAGAACTTTCTTTCCCTTCACTTTCAGGTAATACTGTTTATACAGGTAATGTTACATTTAGTGGTGGTATTGCTGCTCAAGCAACTAGTGGCAACGCTAATGGTTTTGCTTTAGGATTTACTGGTGCTTATGGTACAACTTATACATATACTTACACAGTTTCTTGTGGGGGATTCCAAATTTCATGTTCTGATACAGTTGCTATTTCTAGCCAACCATGTTTGACACCAACTGAACTTTCAGTAATGAATGACGCGGGTTTTGACTCATAAGATAAAATTTAAAATATTATGGCAACAGTAACATTAACATGGACACCAGCAGGAGGTGCTAACTCTACAAATCAAAGAATTTATAGAGGTTTAGATCTTACTGTCTCTACACTGTTAGCAACTGTATCGCCTAGTGTAGCAACTTATACTGATTCAACCGCTCCTGATGGTGCAACTGTTTATTATCGAGTTGCTAATATCTGCAATAATGGTGGTCCAACTAATAGCACTGTAGTAAGTATAACTACACCCGGTGGCGGAGGTGGTGGCAGTACTGACCCTGTAGAATACTTTAACGTTGGATGGGGTGGTGATACAAGTGCTGCATGCAGTATGGCTAATATTGGTGGTAATGTATTCTATACAACGTGTAGAACCGACGAGTTTGGTTCTGGATGTCAATTGTATATTGATGGCTCTATGAGTGGACGTCTGCAAGGCTTTACGCATTTATTTGCTAATGACATGAACTGGCTTATTACTACCGAAGGTGTAGTTATTGGACCAGACGATACTCAGTGTTAAGATAAAAAAAATCATTGATCAGGTTTGTTGGTTTCTCCTGGCAGTGGTCTGTGAGACCCCCGGTAGCAATACTGGGGGTTCTTGCTATTATTTATAGTTAAAATCAATACAAGTTCTACAAAAAGGTATATATTTGTAGAAC